TGGTAAGTGGCGCCCGTGACCAGCGCTGTTGCAGCGGTTGAAGCAGGTGAAGAGTTTGGAGCGCTGGTTCCAATATGAACAGGGCCTACTTTTACCAAGTCACCGTTGCTGTCCTTGAAGAACAGCGCGGGTGAGGCTTCGTTTGTATTAACTGCCAGCTGGCCCGCCGACAACAGAGTAGGAATTGGGCGCTTGTTAGCAACGCCGGTACGCAAATGTTGGAGGGCCATCCTTAGCGCCTTTTACAAGGCCGGAAATTACCCTCCTATCTTATGCAGGCTTTAGTCGAAGGTACCGTCGTCGAGTTGTGATGTCAGTGCCACCGTTCCAGTCAAATTGGGCAGCGTCACGGTTTGGTCAGCGGTTGGGTTTGCAACTGCGAGGGTAGTTTCGAATGCGTCTGGGTTACTTCCTTCAAACACCACTGATGCAGTGCTGTCGAAAAGCACCTGGCCCGTGATCGTACCGCCGGTTTTTGGCAGTGCGAGTGCAGCCAAGTCATACGCAGTCTTGACCCCGTTAGGTGTCGCAGCAGTTGTGGTGCTTGATGATGCGACACCATCAGTGAGCTGCAGGATGCCAGCGGCGCTTGTCGTTCCAGCGTCAACTGAGATAACCGGAGTTGTAGTTCCGGTAGCTACCTGAACTGGTGAAGTGCCGCTGACACTGGTGACGGTGCCATTAGTGTTGACGATCCACTCAAGCCCGGTGCTTTCACTGCTGTTTGCACTGAGGATGTAGCCGTTCGTTCCGGCAGCCAGCGTGCTTAGTGTTGTTGTTCCGGTTGCAGCAAGTAAGTCGCCTTTGACGTAAGAAGTAACGCCAGTACCGCCTCGTGCAGCAGCGAGTGTCCCGCTTGTGATGTTGGTGGCGTTACGGCATTCGGTGCTTACTTCTTCAATTGCAGACTGGACGTTAGTGCTGCTTACATTTGCGGCTGGAGTAAAGCCGACATTTGTAGCAGTCTGGGAAGCGTAAGTACTTGAAACGTCGACTTCGGTCCAGACACTGCCTGTAGAAAGCAAAATGTCGGGCGGTGCAAGGGAAACAGTCGGTGCTGGTGCGGTGCCCGTTCCACTCTCGCTGACAACCACGTAGTAGTTGGCATTGCCTTCACTGGAGTTAGGCAGTGCGCTACCTACGCTCAAACCAATTGCACTACCTTCTGAGGTAACAGTTGCAATCAGGTTTGTGTTGGCGTCGTAAGTGCCGCCGAGAATAATCGAACCAGCTGAAATACCAATCGACTGCCAGACGTTGCCGTCCCACATGAAGAAGTTCTTATCCAACGGATTGAAGAACATCTGGCCGACAAAGTCGGCAACAGGCAGTGACTCACCGATTTGTGCAGTGGCGTAGTTGGCAAGCTTGTCTGCCGTAACTGCGTTGTCTGCAATCCGGTCTGATGCGAAATCACCGGAAGTAATCTTTGCGGCGTCTAGCTCAGGAATATCTGAAGCAACTAGTGCAGTTGCAGCACTGATATGGCCTTGGGCATCGAACGTGAACCCAGAAACTGTGCTGCCAGTAATGCTGTTGGTGTGGTTAAGCGTTCCAGCAGTAACGCTCAGGCCTGTACCGGGTTGAACTACACCTTGGGTCGTTGCAGTTGCGTCCGGAAGATCCTCCGGAGTAATCAGTCGGTATGACGGCGCAGCATCGTCACCAGATGTGGGGCCAGCAAAAAACGTGTTTGCGCCTTGCGTGTCATAAGTAATAGTTAGGTTTGCGGTATAAGCATCTGGGTAATCGACTGCAATAGCGATTGGTGTGGTCTCGGTGATTGTGATTTCATCGAGTCCTGCTTTTTGCGTCCAGCTTGTGCCGTCCCAGCAGTAGTACTTAGCGTCACTGGTGTTGAACCAGCTTTGACCGATGAAAGCGCCGGATCCTGAAGGGGCCGCACTTGAAACAACTGCAGTTGATTGGTCGCCTAACTTAGAAGCGGTGACTGCGTCATCATTGATTTTTGCCGTAGTCACAGCTGAAGCTGCGATAGCTGTTTGAGTTACAGCGTCAACTGCGAGAGTTGCTTCAAACGAACCAGTGCCGCTGCCGGTTACATCGCCGGTAAGCGTGATGGTCTGGTCGCCTGTATTAGTTCCGCTGGATGTTCCGCTAAAGCTGGAACCGTCAACCCAGGTGCCATTTCCGGTGGAAATGTCTCCGAGACCAAGGGTGGCGCGTTGTGCCGCAACGTCTGCATCATCAAGCAGTGCGCGACCGGCGGCTGTGCAAGAGATTTCTTCAACCGTTCCACCGCCAGCTGTACTGCGGCCAAGGATTACGTCGGTTGTTGTGGTGTCCTGGATGCGGTCGTAAGTGACTGCGTCAGAGGCAATTTCATTTGTTCCGACTGCCCCAACTGTGATGCTGGTGGCGAACGTGCCAGTGCCTGAGCCAGTTACTGGCCCAGTCAGCGTAATAGTTTGGTCGCCGGTGTTAGTTCCGCTTGATGTACCGGAATGCGTACCACTGAAAGTACCGTCTTGAGTTGCAAGCGTTCCAAGGCCGAGAGTGTCTCGTTGGGCAGTAATATCTACGTCATCAATAAGAGCACGGCCTGCGGCAGTACAAGTAATTTCTTCAACATCTCCAGCGCCCGCACTTACCCGCCCGAGGATGATGTTACTAGTTGTGGTGTTTTGGATTTTTCCATAAGTGACTGCATTGTTGTCAATCTTGTCTGTTTCGACAGAACTTGTGCCAAGTTGCGCAGCAGTGATGCCTAAATTGGCGATTAAGTTTCCAGCAAGTTCTTGAGCGTTAAGGCTGAGTTTTGCGATTGTGACTGAATTTTCTGCTATGTCGGCTGTGTTTACCGAGAGATCTGTAATTTGCGCTCCTGTTACGGTGCTGAGGGTTGCAAGATCCCCTAAACCAAGAGCTGTTCTTACAGACGCCGCGTCAGCATTACCAACAAGTGATCTTCCAAAAGCAGTAATGCTGTAAGCGGCATAAGTGTCCGTTCCAGTCAGATAAATACTTTGATCAGCTGCGGTTGTTAGTCCTGAAATGCTTTGCAGACCTGCGTCATAAGCTTGAACGTCAGTCCCAATCGCAACGCCAAGGTTTGTGCGGGCGTTACTAGCATCGCTTGCGCCTGTACCGCCATCTGCAACTGCAAGATCAGTAATACCGGTGATCGTTCCACCGGTGACGGTCAGGTTTGTAACGGAAGATCCGTCGTCATTAAGTTCGGCAAAAGACCCAAGTCCTAAAGCGGTGCGTTGGGCTGCAGCATCTGCTGCACCAAGCAGGGTGCGGCCAGCAGCAGTACAAGAAATCTCTTCAACAACGCCTTGGCCTGCAGTAAAGCGGCCCAGGACTACGTCTTCGTTTACGTCTTGAACTTTGGCATAGGTAATTGCTGAGTCAGCAATGGCCGTAGAGCCGATTTTTGTTGTACTACTTTGGTCTAATTTATCTAGATCGATTTCGCCTGCAGTCAGGAGGTCGACCCCTGCAGAGACAAGGTTTTCCAGCGTAATTTTCTTTGTTTCGCTGGCGCTAATGTCGACAATCGCCAAGGCGTCGTTTGCTGACGCACCAGCCTTGGACAGCTCGGTCAGCTGTGTAATACGTTGGTCAGCCAAGGCTCGTACTCCTGACGCAAAGACGTTTGTAGCTTCAGTTTAGTCGGTGACTTCCTTTAACATGTCTTCGATGCGATCGTTGTTCTCTTGGAGCAGGAACTCTGAAGGACGACCAAACACCAGGCGTAATTCGCCGGTTGTTACAAAGTCGATGCTTGTACTAATTACGCTGTCGTTAGGGACCGTAATTCCAATATTGGTTATGACGGCAGTCATTTTGTAGAAAACTGTATCTGTGTCTGGAGTCAGAACTTCGTCAACCAAGTAAAAAAGCGCATCAAACGCACAGCCGATGTCTAAACGTTGGATCGTTTGCATGACCGCCAAAGGCGACTCCACCGTTCCAAGCGTTGTGTAGTCGAATAAGCAATCCATTTTTCCGCTGCCGCTTAGAAGGCCTGCGTTGTATTGACTGCGGAAGTAGTCGCTAAGTGCTGTGGTGTCAATTGCCTCGCGCGATGCGTTTAGTTCGTAAGAAGTGACGTTGCCAAGCTGGTTTGCGCCAATGTCGCGAAGACGCAAGTCAGCTGCAATTGGGTCGCCCGTAAATGTTTGAAGTGCTATTTCTTGTGTGCGGTCGTTGTTTACTGCTGCAATAAAAGTTGGGTAAAGACGTAAAGCCCCGACTTCGTTTACTTGGACAAAGCAAGTAAATGAGTCTTCGATTTGATTGCTATCCCAGTTGGAAGCTGGGATAAACAAAAGCCCGCGTGAGTCTGCTGTTTGTATGTCGACCTTATCGCCTGTGATGACGTTGTCTTCAGCACCCTCGAAGCCGACACGGTTCAAGCCGGTCGCAATGTCGTCCGAGTTGATTTCTGCTGATAACGTTCCAAACGCAGCTTCAGCACCGCGTTTGAAGTTAACGGCGCCGTAGTTACCTAGGAAAAAAGCCACTAAAGACTCCTTGAGGGTATGTTAGTGAAATCGTCATCAACAGTAAAGTTAATAGCTACGGTACTAAGCTCCCCTGTTGCAACGGAAATACTTGCAGAAGTAATATAACCGTTAAATTCAATTTTATCGCCAACTCTGTCTGAAGGGTTCAGGGTAAATCTGACCTTGGAGTTTTCCTCGGTTGCTCCGTTTCCACCGATGTTGACTAGTTTGCTGTCGAGCAGCACTTTGAATGCGTCAGTGTTTGCGTCGGTGCCTTCGTTTTCTAGCCTGTATAAAAGAATGGTTGCGCTACCTGTAGCTCCGAGCAAGCCTGGAACGAAAGTGTTGTAGGAGCTTCCTAGCACTGTCGTTGAGTACAGCTCAAGAGTTGACTCAAGCGACCAGTCACGGACCTTGGCGACTTTCTTATCAGCGTATTTAAGAGACCCCGACCGACCTGAGTAGAACGCCATGATTGGCCGCTTATGGACATTGATTTTATATTAGCGGACCTTGAAATTGCTACTACGGAAGTCAGCGACCCGTGCCCTTTGCTCGTCATCGCAGGGGTACTCCATTGCCTTAACTGAAACCTCGCCTTCTTCATCCAAGGCGACTTCTGTAATACGGAAGACCCGCTTAGATGGATTTTCCTTACCCATGACAAACATCCACCCCTCATAAGCAGACAGGCTTGTTGCCGTCTTGTTGGTGACTGTCTTGTTGTTCAGCTTCTTGGTATCGCCTGACTTGTGGTCAAACAGAAGGAAGTCGTACGTCCCATTCCGCACTGTGTCATAAAGAGGGATGTTGAGTTCGCCACCGCTCATGACTACTCCGGATGAGTAGTCGTCCCAGCTGGTGTTACCCACATCGACATAAATGAACGACCCAGGCTCAAGGGGGTCTTTTGATGGGAACGTTTTGAACTCGACCCCGCGCCGGATGTAACGACGCTGGTTAACCAGAAGCTTGCCGATCATGATGGCCTGCTCTTTTTGCGTTACAAACGTGCTGGCATCGAAGGTTTCATACACAGCTTTGTCGACCTTGCCGGTTACTGCGTTGATGGCGAGATCTGCCATATGGACTTCGACTGTTGACTTTCTGTCAAAAACTGAGTCTTCAGAGGTTTCTCGGTAGATAACCGTCGCAACAATGTCTTGCGTTCCAGGACCGTAGTCCAAGAACTCCTCTTTGTAGCTGCCTTCCAAAATGTTGCCTGACGTAAACAGGGCACTAATTGGAACTACTACAGGCTTTCCGCCTGATCCAGCTGCTTTACCAGCGTCATCTGTGGGAAGAGCAGGTACAAGTGCTTCTTTACCGTTTTTACGAACAAACTCAAGCAAGCTAAATGGCGCGTTAGAAATCCAGAACTCACGCCAAGACGTTAGGTCTGCAATAACGCCGTCAAAAAAGAGTTCAATATTTTGGCCGTTTTCAACCGGAAGATTATTGTTTTGGCAGAACCTCATTGCTCTGATTAGAGCGCCTTTATCTAGTACAGCATCTGGGCTGGGGATGTACTTACCCACGCCGTTGACAGGATCAATTGCCGTGTCGACAAAGATGTCGGGAGCGTAACTCGTGCTACTTGTGCCGATTGTGTAATCTCTGTCTTCGGTTACAGGAACTCTGTAAGAGTGCTTTCCTTTTTTCACGAAAGCGGTGACATTACGAAGATCTTCAATGCCCGCACCAGCTCTTACAATCATTGCCATAGTTGTCAGACTTCTATACTTGCTTCCTTGAACTTCTGCTGGATCAGTATTATTTAAAAATTGTTGCTCTGTTACGCCTGCCAGTACAAACTCTGGACCGTTATTGAAGCTAAATTGAACGCTTGTATCGCTTGAGTTTTGGAACATGTCGTGCTCGTAAGTTAATTTAGGTTGCTCCGTTTCTTGGTAAGCCTCTGGGAAACCGTCAAAAGCAATGCCTTTTTTGGTGTCACCGTGCCAAAACCATGTAACTCCGGCATCAGCTTCTGATTGTGCTTGGCCTTCACTTTCAATAAAGCCGACACCGCGCTGGCCGTTTAACCTGATCTCAGCAACCAAGTCAAAAACAGGCTCAAATTTAAATTGATACCGATGCCTCTTGTTTGGGGTTCCGGTTGGTTCGAAATTTAATTGACCGTAAAAAGCGCTTTCCGTTCCATGCCGTATGGCAAAGACTAAGGGAAACACGTTGTAGTTGGCGTCCGTTATCTTTTTGTAGGACACACGGAAGTAGGCAGTGCGGGACTTAAGCCCGTTGTCAGTAACGTCGTAGTCTCTAACTGGATCCTCAGACCTGCCGTAAAATTTTTGCCTGCCGGAGATACGCCGGTAGATAGTGGACTTCAGAGAAAACTTAACTAGGTCAACTTCTGAAATTGTTTCGTAAGAAGCTGATTCGACTTTTGCAATGCACTTGGTAAAGAAAGACTTGTTAAGCCTGGCGACGTCAGCTTCTAGTATGCGCCTATTCCAATTTCCGATCAACTCACTTAGATCATCCCTTGCTTGTTCTTTCTCATCAATAAGAGAATCGTAAAACTGCTTGATGGCATTAGCACCTTTTTGGTCGACACTTATACCACTAGCTACCTCAACGTCATCTAGTTGGTTTTCTGCGTATCTGATTCCGTAAGGGTACCTTACTCCATCAATTGCTTTAAAAGATGAGTTTTTGTTTTTAATGTCTCTAATATAAGGTTTTCTTTCTTTTGCGGTCAGTTGAAGCTCTCTGTTTGCTATGTCTTCTTGCAAACTGTTGATCAGTTTTTGTAGGTCGTTTATTTTTTCTCTTTTTTCGTCGTTAGTTTTGTTGCTTTGCCGGATTGCTTCTTGTTTGTCACGCTTTTGATTTTTATCGTCTTTTAGTTTTGTTAGTGTTTTGTCGTTAGTTTTTGCGTCTTTTATCGCTTTTTTAAGCGGGTTTTTGTCGTCGTACTCACCACCCTCGATGTCCTCTAAAAGGTCTTGTAAATTCCTTAGGTTTGTACGCAGTGTTTTCCGAGTAGCTGAAGTATCAAGCTTTGGTGGGTTGTTTATTTGTTGCCTGCGCTTTTCTTTGGAAAATTCAATCGAACCATTCCTGAAGAGTCTTTCCTCGTGGGCTTTTCCGTTTTTATCGGTCCACTCAACGGTTTCACGGCCAGAGAAGTCGTAGTCCATACCGAAACCTGTAATAACAATATTGTCGTTTTCTTTTGAATTTCTGTCTAAGAGCTTTCGGTACTTTATGTAATCACTGACGTCTACGCTTGTGTCTGTTTTTTCGATTACTTCGTCGTTTTTGTAGTCAGTAGTGGGCTTAGAGCCTCTCTCAATGCACTCAAATTTAAACCTTGACACTCTGTTATCGATGTTTCTTGTACTGCCGACAATTTCCTTTAGCCTGAATTTTGCATTGCCCAGCATGTAAGTGGCGCCGAAATCAATGCTATCGACGTACTGCTGCCTCAGTGCTGCAGCGTTTTGAGCTACAAGGTCGTCCCCAGCATCGTTGTCGTCTTCTGCAAAAAAGAGGGTTATTTCTTGGCCTACGTTAAAAAAGCTGCCGCTTCCAGGCCATTTACCGTTATCGGATACGCCTCCAAGTTTGACACCTATAGGGGCATCTTTTAAGTCGCCGTCTTCGTCACGGCTAAAGATTTTTACAAAAATGGGGATAGGGTCATACGCACCAAACGCGATGGCGGTGGTCGGTGTATAAGCTTGGCTAAAACCTACTTCTCGGTTGGTGTACTTCCTGGAGCGTATGCGGCAGACATCCGTTTCGTTGCCCACGCCAGATATGTAAGACGGAGGTAAAAGCGCAAGTTTTTTATTTAAGTTGCTGCCTGCGCTTCCTTGCAGGTTTCCGAAAACAATATCTTTGAACTGTACTTTTCCCGAGCCGTTGTCGTCAAAAAAGAGCCACATAAGCGAAGGGTCTAAGTCTTTTACTGCGATCTGCCCAAACGCTGTAAGCTCTGCTTCAATGTTCGTAATTTTGCTCGCTCCAAGAACGAGCATCATGGTCATGAACTGGGCTGATCCGTAGCTCTCAATTTCAGACCAAACCAACGAACCAGCTAACCGAACGCCGCCGTTAGGGTTCTGTGCTTTGTTTGTGTAAACGAGGTTTACTGGATCGTTGTAAGAAGCAAGTTCTTGGGCTGAGTTGAACCCGTAAGTAGGAGCAAAGCGTTCCTCCCTACGGTTTCGCCGATTACCCCGGTCATCCATTGACGGGATAGAGGGCTTCGGGGTTAAAAGGGCTGCGGCAACCTGAAATAAAATCCCAACAACAGTCAGAACGATCGCAACTGTTCCAGCTTCGTTTCTTACGTCAAGCTGCGTACCTACTTTGGGGTCTTGGTATTCGCGCTGAATATCAACAAAATTTAAGTACTCTTCTTTGGTGACGCCAAGAGCTTCGATTAGCTGATGCTCGTAAGGAAGAAGCTTGCGATTCATCAGTCAACCCAGAAATAATGTGCTGCTACACGTCCCACCGGAATGCAAACGACGCGACCACCAGGAGCAATGCAGATCAAACCTTGGTCTGTCACTGTCCCGAGGGCTGCGTTGTCTGGTTCTGCGAGCAATGCAACCGCACCAACTCTTGGTATTTTAATCCGCTCGCCGCTATGTAATAACCAACGTGCCATTCGTTTTGGTGGCAAGGACTTTTCGTCGTAGAGCCAGTAGGCCCACGAGTATTTTTCGCTGTAGTCGGAAAGGCCCAGCCTGGAGCGGATTTCGCATACAAGCTGGAAGCAGTCAGTTTTGTTTCGACCATCGCGGGGGTGGGCGCCCCAGCAGTATTCAAGACCTATCAGGTCGTTCATCGGAAGCTTATTTGGGAGTCGAGGGGCAAAATTCCTGCGTTTTGGAGCGTTAAGGTTTGACCAGGCAGGTTTGGTGTGATTCCATCAAGCGCGGAACGAAAGCGTAGTTCCATTGTGTCTTCGCTAAACGATGCGCCGATGCCAATGAAAAAATTTGAAAACCCGCCACTAATGCTTTCGCTTGCAGTGATGTAACGGGTATGCACGGCCAAACTGCTTTTACGGTTGCCCTCGTTTTCTTCAACGAGACGAACCACGTACTCCATGGCAGGGAACAAAAGCTGTAGCTGATCGTTGTCCCCGTTAAGGCTCGATACGCCACCTTCGATTTGGAAGGCAGCAAAGCTATAGGATTGCCCGGCTAAAACTTTAGTTTCCTTTACAAAATAGTTTTGGTACCTGTAGACCTTGCCGGTAGCAGCAGTGATTTCAATGAATTGGCAGATGCGGATGGTTTGGTCCATTAGATAGAAATCTCACCTATAAGCGAGACACTAACAGTGCTGAGCCCTCTGAATACAGAGGTTACTTTTGGTGGTTCTGCATAGCGCCACTTGAGATTTGTATAAGGGCTTTTGATCGGGTCTCTGAGGTCGTTGTTCATTCCGTTAAAAACTGCATTTGGGAGGTTGAATTCATCGAAGGTTCCTAGAGCTTCGTTGTAGTGCTCAATGATGGCAAGGGCAGTACCCGCACCAGTCGTTAGTTCGCCGCCTGAGTCAGCAATGTTTTTGAACTCAAGGTCAAGCTTGTATGACTGCTTTTTGTTTCCGAAAACACGCCGAACCGTTACGCCTGACAGAGACCTGTAGGTCTTCATGGGGAGTTCCCCCATTTGAAAACTTCTAGATGAAGGTCTCATTGGGGGAAATGTACTTGCCATCAGATACCTACGCGGCGGCGGGTTGCAGGGCTATGCTGCATTTTATCCAGAGTCATGTTCATACCTCGCTTTGCACCGTCGCTTGCAGCTTGCTTGCGGGTGACGGCCATTGCAGCTTCAAGTTGCTCACGGCTGACGTATTCCGTTCCACCGATATTGGTGGTTTCGAAGCTGAAGTTCATTGATGGGCCAGCATTACGCTGCCTGGACATCGCGGCACGCATGTCACTGTTGGAATCAATGCGGCCGGCTTGTGTTGGGCGGAAAAACTCCGGCCCGTTTTCACCGACCATGTAAGTGTTGTTGGGACTAACTGGACCGCCATTTGCACGCGGCTGGATGAAACTCATAGGGTTAAAATCTTGGCTGAAATAATTTGTGTCTGTACCGATTTTTGGCGTGCTACTGCCCATGCCTGCAAAGGCTTTAGCGATACCGATGGCAATGTAGGTGGCGATCATCTTGGTGCCTTCTTGGACCAAAAGTTGACCAATGCTCTTCAGCATGTTGGCGAATACTTCTTGAACGGACTCACTGCCTTCAATCAAACTTGTAATTCCGCTAGCTAGAGAGCTGCCTATTGCATCGCCAATTCCTTGGGCAACACGAACCCCTACTTCCTCAAGCTGAAGAAGTTGGTCTGTACTGTCCTGAATGAACTGGTCTAAAGGCCCTTTGAACTGCTGTATCTGAGCTGCTTGCAGGCTAAGAACCCTACCTTCAACCTCACCTTTGAGGTCCATTAAGTTCTTAATATCTTGTTCAAAGCCTTCAAGCCCTTGCATAGCGCCAATAGCCGAATCTATGTTTGCAACAAGCTGATCGCCGATAAGTTTGGTTGTAATAAGCTGCTCAGCTAAGGCAGGGTTTACACCATTAGTAATTTGCTCTCTATACAGCCCTTGGTAAGCTGCATTTTGCTCTAAAGTTTTACCTATTTGATCAAGCTGCGCAGACTGGCTTTCTATACCACTTAAAGTTTGGATTACAAGGTCAGCGGCAGCTTTTTGTTCTCCCGTTATTTGTTTTTGTGCCGCAATTTTTCTTTGTATAGTTGCCAATTGGTCTTGTTCGTCTTGCAGTGCAAGGCTCAGAGCTTCAGAAGTATCAGGTACTTCAGCCACGCTAAATGAGGCAGAAGTAACAGACTCTAGTTTGGGTATCTTAGATTCTATGTCTCTAAAACTAGTGGCTAATTGTGTTACATAGGCTTCAAGCTCTTTTATTGCTTTTTTATTTTGCTCAATAACTGGGTCAGTTACGTTTCTACGTTGCCCCATCGCACCAAACTGCTGCGTTTTTAAGGATTCTTCTCGTCGAGCATTATCGGCTTTTAAATTAGCTATTGTTTCTTTGATACGTGCGTCTGCTCTAAACTTAACTACGCCGAGTTCATATGTAGCTTGTGCTCGTTGTTTTTTAACGATGTCATTTTTAATTTCAGCTACTTTTCTTTCGTTGTCTTTGTTTATTCTTCCGATAGCAATTGCGTTATCTAACTTTAAACGTTCAATTTTGACAGTAGATTTTTGCAAATCAAGTGCAATCTTTTTCTCTGCTAAAGCTCTGTCTTCTTGAGTTTTTTGAACAGCGTCTTTGTAAACTGCAACAGCATTTTGAAGCTCTGCTTTAGCAGAAGCTTGGGGAGCACCTGAGAGGTTCGCTCCAATAGTCCTGTAAAGGTTGTTTATGGCGGTTGCGGCAGACCGTCTTTCTTGGATTTCACGGGTTAACTGAATTTCTAGATCTAAACTGGCTTGAAGACTGCGTAACCTTGCATCTTCTATGCCTCTTTGAGCCTTTAACCTCTCGTTAAATATTTTGCGTTCTACGCTTATGTTAAGTTGCTCAATCTTTTTTAAAGTTGCTTCATTAAAGTCTGCGATTTCTTTGTTGTGGCGCTTTCTAGTATTAAACAGATCTGCTTGAATTTTAAAATCAAGCTCTTTTAATTTTTCTTTGCCTTGCTCTTCTATAGCAAAAATAATGCGTTGCTGTTTACGTTCTTCTTGTGGTGTGCGCGCTGCCCCAAGCTCTACTCTTTTGTCTTGTACACTTTTAATGTTGTCAGCAACTATTTTTGCTCTTTCAGCTTGATATTTAAGCAGTTTATTTTGTTGTGCGGTAAACCCAATAGACTGCTTAGTGATTTCAACTGAAGCTTTTTGTGTTGCTAAATTTTTCTCTAGCGTTTGTGCCTCTTTTGCAAGCTCTACTTGCCGTTCTTGGTATGTCTGAGATGTGACTAAAGCTTGGTCAGCAAGAGCATCAGTAAGAAAAGCAAAACCAGGAATAAGTCTTAAAAGTTTTTCAGCGGCGGAAACAATAGCGTTAAAAGCTACAAATACACCTTGCACACCACGCAAAATAACCGTAATTGCATTAATAAACGGAGCCGCAAGCACGCCAACAGTAGTGCTTACCGCATTTACGATGCCGTTCCAGGCCTTCTGAAGTTCGGAAATGCTGCCTGAGGCCAAGCGCGCTAAGCGGCCGTCAAGATCCCCTGTTTGCTGTGCTACTGCTTTAGTCGCAAGCTGTTGCGCAGCGAAAGCATCACCGATTTTTAAAGCTGCTTCTACTTGTAGTTGAGTCTGGTCCGTTACTTCAACGCCAGCATCCCTAAGCCCCTGCATATTCTGCGTGGCTGAGTTCAAAGCGTTGCCTAGTTCGGCAGCTTTTTGTACAGCTGTGTCTAAAGCGTTTCCAATAGCCGTACCAGCCAAAGAACCGGCAAAGCCACCTACGCCAAGGCTTTCGCCAATGGCCCCACCGATTGCACCGCCAGCTGCCGCCCCTGGGCCTTGGCCAAACAGAAGTGGGAAAGCGCCGCCAATAATTGCGGAGCCTTTCTGTTTATTTGTTTCCTGTCTTTGTCTTTTTAATTCCCTGCTTTGCTCACTTAGTACCTTGAGTTGTCTTTTTAACTCATCAAGATAAACTCTGGCTCTCCTTATTTGGTTTGTACTAGATACTTCTCCAAATTTATCGAGTTTTTTGCGTGCTTTAGCTACGTTTAAGCCTTGCGCTTCGTAGTCTAAAATTTGCTTATTTGCCTGTGTAAATGCTGACATATTTGCATTTCTTTGCTGTTCAACTCGACTAATTTGTCTATTTGTCTCACTTATGCGTCCCAGCTGTGTAGCTACCTCGTTGATGCCGGCAGTGTCACCTAAATTTTTAAATACATTAAAAGTTCTTACTAATTCGTCGACTGCCTCCCTATCTTCTTTTTTACCTACGCTAACTTCTTGTATTTCTTTAAGTCTCCGTTCGTATAGGCGGACAGCTGAATTAAGCTTCAGCTGTTGCATGAGTTGTTGTCTTGTATTTTTTGTTGCTACTTCAACTTCTTGAGCTACTTCCTTATACCCTTGAACTGTTCTCTTTAAAAAATCTTTAGATACATCAGTTGTGGTGCTTTTGTTAATTTTATTGATTTTGGCTTCAAGCTGGTTTATTTCTTTTTCAAGACGCCTTATGCGATCCGTTCCGGTGACGAGCAGGTCAAGTTTTGCCTGATAGCTTGCCACGGCTTACACATACCTGTTTTTCTACTTTAGCGGCGACGTCTCGCTTTATCGATTTCCTTTTGCTGCTCGTCGTTGATTACCTTGAAGTAGGCGCTCCACCCGATGAGTTCTTCGGGGGTCATGGTGGCGCGAACTTGCGACAAGCTCATGCCAAGTTCTTTGGCAACGCCAAACTGCAGCATGAGCCAGTTGTCTTTGCGAAGTTCAGCGCTCAGGATTTTGGGTCCATGTCGGCAGCTTCGTCCTCGGTAAGGATGGCCAGCATCAGCGCTTGAAGGTCTTTGTCCTTTACTTCGTTTTTGAGGACATCGATTTCTCCTGCGTTAAAAAGCTTTTGGCCGTTTTCGTCGAGTGCTTTGGCCACCAGCAGCTGTAGTGCAAAGGCGTTTGCATCATCAGACTTAGCGTTGCGCTGTGCGCGTTCACGCTCTGCCATCACCATTGGCGTGTGATACAAAACAAAAACCGTTCCATCGCTGAGTTCTACTTCTTTTTTAATAGGCTCAAGGTTGGCTGCTTTACGGAGCTTGTCGATTGCGCGCAGATTTGAAGCCGGCATCTTTTTGTTTGATGTATGAAGCTAATGTAGCTGACTAGTCACAGAAAAACCCCGGCGGTTAACCGGGGTCTGCAACTCTTCCCCTACTAGTTTATCAAGACTTTGAGAAATCGAAAGTCGGGGTGGTGGTTGGGCGGAAGTTAATTTCCACAGCTTGGGCGTCGTCAGGGTTGATCGACAGGCTTGCGGAAGTCAGGTTGGCTTCAAACTCAATAGAACGGCTCAAAGCGTCGCTAAGCGTTCCGCTGCTGAATACTTGATCTGTATACAGCTTGAACTTACAGCCAGTCTGGATGCGTTGGAGGGAGTCCTCGATCATCCGGTTGCCCAGGGCGTCGTCGGTGTCGGTGAAATACACCGTTGCGCTGCCTGAGCCATCAGCAAAACCAGCGATGAACGTGCGGAATGGCACGAACTGGCCAGGGGCGTTACCGATGGTGGTTACATCGATTTCATCACGGGTCACTTCGAAGCTCCACTCCCTGACTTGTGCCACGGAAGCAAAACTTGCATACTCAACTTGGAACTTGTTGGGAGCAACAGCAGTTCCGTCGTCAGTAATGGTGATGGTGGAACCGCCTGAAGTGGCGGACACCTGCATGACTCCCGTGGTGTTGGCGTAAGCAATGACGTAGTACGTCGTGCCAGCGGTGATACCAGCGGGGAGGGTTCCAGAACCAGCTGCGCCGGTTGTGGTGTTGACGACACTGAACACAACCGGATCACCGGTTTTAAAGTTCAGATAGGGAGCAACGGTGATCTCGTCATTAGTGACGTCAACATTGCTTTCGGCAAACTGGCCCAGGGTGCCAGCAGGTTTGTAATACAGGGCACCGGAAGTGCCGGACAGAACGGTGGCGGCCATTGGCGTACCAGAGAATGAGGTTTTCTGCGGGCACTGCCCAGCTACTTACAGGATAGCCCTTCGATTTAACTTAATACCGTCGCTACATAACCGGTGTCTATACGTCCCATGAAATGAGGCGATTCCTCTACAGCAGAGAATGTGGGTCCGTTAATTTCACCTACTCGGAAAAACACGCCGCTGTTTGTTTTTGCTGTGTCGTTGAGCGTTTCTAATACGTTTACTGCGGTTGTAAGCAGCGTTTGGTTTCTAGCGGGACCTTTGCCTTTTTCTGTAAAAACGCGGATGACCAGCGCACCACGGGCGTTGTCGAGGCTGCTGGTCAGGGTGGGTTCGTTAGTAATGCCGAAAGTTACGTTTACACGAACGTATTCGGTGGTGATGTTGGGAGGTACGGCGGTTATGTTGTCGAAGTAAACAGGTACTGCCGGTGACAGGTCGTTAAAAGCTGTTAAAAGCGGGTTTTCGACAGCAGCTCTAATTTTTTGGTAGTCCATTAGCCAAAACCTTTTTTGCTACCAAGAGGGCCGTCTCTGAAACCAAGTTTAACGCCTCTACCAAAATCACGTTCCAGGCCGCCGCCTCGGATGTAAGTGTTGTACCAGTTGGCTTGTGCTGTGCTGACCGAGCCTACCTCTTCATTTCCTCTAACCTCATGGCGCATATTGCCTGTGCGTTCTCCTCTATTCACAGGTTTTTTAATAGGTTCTTCTTCAGGTTGACGCCACTCTCCTGGCTCTAGGTCTAAAGCTTGTGGGGCGTAACTCATTCCATTCGCTATTTCGTAATAAGATCCTGGTTTTAGCTTTTTAAACCTGGACTTAGGAACATTCCTCAAGTCGTAGTGATATTCTTTATTGCTGGATCGGTTTCCACCTGGGGATTCGCCGGGTTGTACTGCGTACCAGGCTGAAGAAAACTCGCCTGAATAGGCGGGGCCGCTTTCCACTAGGCCGTTCATAATTTCTACTGAAGCTTGGCGTAAAGCTTTTTTGACGGTTTCTGAAACGTCTGGAATAAGATCTTTAAACTCTTTTGCTGCCATTACTGGGGCCTCGCGATGGCAGTGTGGAAGATTGCCTTGGTACCGCGTTCCGTAACGATGTTCATCAGCTTGGCCTCGCGGGTTACGCCTGCTTGCGTGTACTGGATTTTGTCTGCTTGTGTTGGGTAGTAGTCACCAAGCTCCTTTGCTCCAAACATCACCTTGAGGTCGGTTGTTTGGTACAAGCCATCGTACTCACGAGGATTGACGTTGGTTATTACGGCTTTGACCGTGACGGTGGTCTCGGATTCAGTAATCGTTCCAGTGGTGGGGTCATAGGCGCTAGGGAGGCTGACTTTGATGTAAGAAATGTCCTGGCCCCAGTCAGCAAGCAGGGTCCCTGGGATGTCGCCGAATACGTCGTCGATTAGTGCCATGTCAACCTCGCTCCAGCTTTACGGCGTGGTTGACACCTGACAAGATATAAGGGCCGATGTAAGTCGCAACCCACGGGAATACGTCGAGGATGGTGTTGATCATCCCTGGGTTTTGGGAGCTTGTGTTGTACTTGACTTCAAGGTCGCCAAGTTTGACTTCTTCGTAGGTGCCGTCAGTGCCTTTGCTGCCGGTCAGGGCGTTTGGGTTGTTGGCTAAGGCACGCGCCAGTTCGAAGGTGCCTACTTTGACCTCGTCTGGGATGAAGGTGCATTTGAGTTCGACGCCGTCGACCTTGTAGTGCTTGCGAGGCCATTTCAGGGCTTGCGTGGTGGTGCAGCGGTCCCCGTAAAACTCAAAATCGTCAATAAAACGAGTTGCTGAAATAATTGCACGGTTCTTCTGGTCGTCTGTTTTATCTGTCCACGTTGAATCGTCAGGTGTTGTTTCAAAGTATGCGTTTGCCTCGGCCAGCGTTACATAGCTGTTGGCCGATGCCCCTTGGAGAGTGGCGTCAATTGTTGCGGCCACGGCTTAATACATCCTTTTTCTGAGTTTAGCTCTGGCACGCCGTTGCGGTTTGGGAAGGATTTTTGCGTGGTAGACCGTCCCACCGCTTAGCTCAATTTGAGCTTGGCTTTCGCTGACTGTGCTGGCGGGGATGTCCATAAAAGTTCTTGTACTATCCTTGATAATGAAAAGTCTTACTAGTTCCATGCCGATTCGTAAAAGTGAGTCCATGGCCAGCAGCGTAAAGAAAGACGAGCAGCCTAAGGCTGAAAAACCACGGAAATTTTCTGATGTAGTCAAAGAGATTCAAAAATTACGTGAAAAGGGCAAGAACGTTCCAGAGATCGCTAATGAGCTGAAGGTCAGCTATACCATCGTCAACCAGATGGTTTTGCGGTCTTACAAAATGGTGGCTCGTACCCAAGAAGTGTTTGAGCGGCAGGAAAAAATGCGGCTTGGGCTGCTTTGACGCAATAAAAAAGCCCCCTTTCGGGGGCTCGGTAGATCTCGCGACCAGAGCTTATCAGGAATAAGCGGTGGTATCGAAGGGGGTGTTGACCAGCAGGCGCACGACGGGCACCATCTTGGTGGTCGCAAACACGAGGTTCCAGCTGCTGGTGTTGGCCAGGTTGCCGGAGGTTGCGGCGTTGGTGGGGTTGTCGCCAGCGGCGGCCCACTTGGTACCGGTGATGTGGAAGCC